CCCTACATGTCCTCTATATTAGAGTATATGATAGACGAGGGTATGAAGATAACTCCACTACCTGAAATAAAAGTAAGAGAAGATATAGCAGAATCCTCTAATTTTTTCGGAAAAACTGCATACTACGACCCTAATAGTAGAGAGGTAGTGTTATTTATTAAAGGAAGGCACCCTAAGGATGTTATGAGATCTTTTGCTCATGAAATGATTCACCATAAGCAAAACCTAGAAGGGCGCTTAGGTAATATATCAACATCCAATACAAATGAAGATAGCGAATTATTAGATTTAGAAAAAGAAGCATACTTAGAAGGAAATATAACTTTCAGAAACTGGGAAGATAGTATAAAAAACGCAGACGAAGATATAACAGGAAAAAAAGCCTTTTCAAAAGAGGTACAAATTAGCAAATAAGTTGGTTAGTTAATTTATTTTTCGTATATTTAGGTATGGAAAAAAAGGTAACAAAGCAAGATATAGCTGAATTAACAAGTAAGTATATCGAGGTAGTAGAAAAATACTACGGAGAATCAAATCATCAAGAAACTACTCCCTACGTATGTGTAGCGGATTGTGATTTTGACGATATAAAAGGGGAATACTGTCACCTCTTTAATGAAATAATAGTATATTGGGAAAATATATGTAGTTTAGAAGAATTAATAAGAGTTATAGTTCATGAATACCAACACTACTTACAATCCCCTAGCTGGATGACTAGGTACTATAAAATGGGACATTCATATAACTCTCATCCATACGAAGTAGCAGCGTATGCAGAAGAAGAAAATTGGAAAAAAATATGGGAAATAGCAGCATAGTAGAGTTGTTGGAAGCTTATCCAATACCAGAAGAGAAAGAAATACCACCGTATAAGATATACTGTGACATGGACGGAGTACTGACAGACTTCCAGAAAAGATTTGAACACTTCACAGGGATGTCACCAAAAGAATACGAGAACAAATACGGTACAGCAGGTTTTTGGAACCTAATAGACGTAGAGGTAGGTATTAAATTCTGGTCGGACATGGATTGGATGCCGGAAGGAAGAAGGTTGTGGAGTTTTATAGAGAAGTACAACCCTGAACTACTAACCTCCCCTTCTAAAGATAATGGATCTAGACTAGGTAAAAATCTATGGGTAAGAGAGAATCTAACACCGTTACCTAACGTTATATTCTCTTATTCGAAAGATAAGCAGAGATACGCTAATTCTAATAGTATACTTATAGACGATAAGAAGTCTAACATTAATGAATGGATTGCAAGAGGAGGTATAGCACTAAGATGTAAAAACGGTAATATAACCCCAGTTATAGAAAGTTTAATAAAATTAGGATATGAATAAAGACTCAGTACTAAAGAAAGAATTTAAGAAAGCAGATGTAGCGAGAGTACGTAACCTAGTTAATAAAGACTTTACAGCTAAGACTAAACAACAACTCGGATATAATAAGGTACAGAAAAAATATAAAGAAGGAGATATATGGGAGGAGAACGGTAAACAGTGGACTATAAAAAATAACCTAAAGCAAAATATTACAAAATTAGATGCTGCAAAAAAAGCATTAAGACTTCCATTAAGATGTCCTAATTGCGGCGGACCTATGAAACACCACCTTGCTAAGAAAATGTATAAGATACACGGATACTGTTTCGATCCATGCACGGTAGAGATGGAAGCTAAGTTAAGGAGAGCAGGATTATACGAACAGTACGAAAAGCGTATGATGCAAGGTAACATGAAGGTTTTTATTAAAGATATAGAAGATTGGGCAGAAGATATGGTAAATACTTCACAAGAATCCTACGTTACCGAACAAGGAGATGTAGAGAGCTGGAAGTCTAATACTAATAAACAGAAGGAGCTTTTAGATAATATTAAAGAGTATACAAAGCACTTGCAGGAACATATAAAATAGTATATTTATACATATAAATCAAAATATACATATAACACCCGTAATGACACAAAAAGAAATCCTAGAACAAGTATTATCTGAATTAGGATCTATTAAAAAGGATATGCCTAACGGAGAGTTAGTACAACTCCAAAAAGACATGACATCCCTAAAAGAAGACTTATCAGACATTAAATATACACTATTAAACCCCGAAGACGGAGTAATAGTAAAAACAAACCAAAATACAGATTTCCGAAGAGGTATGCAAAAAGGGGAAAAAGCATTCAGAGACTCCCTTATTGAACTGGAACAATTAAAAAGATGGCAATCAGGAGTAACTAAAGCTCTCTGGATCGCTTTCACTGCAATTGTAGGGATAATAATAAAGATACTATCTGGATTAAACTAAAAGTCTATATGAAATTATCAAAAATTATACTAGGAGAAAGAAAAAAACAAGACATAAGTCAAAGATGGTCTAACTATAAAGGACCTTTTAAGAAAGGTTCTGAATGGAGTAAAATTGATATTGTAACCGAAAACGATTATGAACCTGGTTCGATAGCACCAGAAGACTTATACTATTCAGACAAGCATGGTAAATTAGTTGCTATGGATGATATAGACGGTAAGTATCATGATAGAATTAGAGATTATCTTGTAGTTAAAAAAGGAGAGAAGGTTCCTAATACTATGGACGAAGAGAAAGGTAAAGACCGTGATAGAGGTGTAGATAAACATAATTATGACCTATAACGAATTAAAAAATATAACTAACGAATCACTGAGAGACTGGTTTAAGAAAGAGAAGTGGGTACGCATCTCTTCTTCTGGTAATATAGCTGGTGATTGTGGAACCTCTAAGAATAAGGAAAACCCTGATAGATGCTTACCAAAAGCAAAAGCACAAAGTCTAACAAAAGGTGAAAGAGCCGCTACTGCAGCAAAGAAAAAAAAAGCAGGTAGTAAAGGAAAGACAGTCGTGAAAAATACTAAAAAAGCAACAGTTAAAAAAGAAGGCCTTTGGGCTAATATTAATGCTAAGAAAAAAGCAGGTAAGAAGTCTTCTAGTAAAAATTCTAAAGCTTATAAATCGGCAAAAAAAGCTGGTAATGCATTAGAGAAAACAAAAAACGAAACAACATTAACTGTAGATAAACTTACAGTACTAAGTGTAATCGACGGAAAGAGGAACCTTAATAACGACCACTTAAAGCAGTTATTTAGTGACTCTGTTGGTACTTTTTATATATATACTAACGAAGAAGGAGAGTACGAAAATACTAGAAAAATAAAGAAACAAGATGCATATAAGTATGTAGAATACTATAATGCTAGATTGAAGAAAGATAAAAGCAAAGTTGAAAAATTAGGAGCTGAGTTAGGAGTATTGGGCATAGAATCAGAGCTACAATTTAAAGTTGGTGAATTATCAGCAGACCCATCATTCTTTTCGACTAACGAAGGAGATCATAAACCAATTAAGATGAAAATACAGAAAGAAGATTTAAAGAATTTAGTAACAGGATTACTTCACGAAATGAAAAGCAACATGGTTACTTTAGGATATGATCTAGAAGCAATACAAGATGTTGTAGATCACTTAAGAAGTAATTATATCGAAGGTCAAGATTATGAACTTCATATTGGAAGAGGAGATGATTTACCTAATGCTATTACTTTCCCTAGAGGAGAATTCAGAGATGATCACGATTTAAATGATATGTTAAATGTAGCTCAAAGTGATGAAGATAGATATGATGCTTATACTGATGATGACCTTAATGAAAAAAAGGATGACAGATGTACTAGATTAGCAAAGCAAAAATATGATACATGGCCATCAGCTTATGCTTCAGGAGCAGTAGTTAGATGTAGACGAGGAGATATTTGGAAAAAAAAATAATATGAAGTTAACAGATGTAATTAAGGACATGGTAATCGAAGGGAGCCTTTCTGACTTTGGAGATAATAATACCCCTGCAGCTCTTTCTAAAGAAAAAGAAATTAAAGGTAAAAAGGTTAAACCTATGGATTCCATAGAAGACCTGGACTTAAATACTTTAGGTAGAAATGTAACTATAAAAGAATATAGATACGGTCCTTTAAATCCTGAAGATGAGAAGGGATCTAAAAAGTTCTGGGAAGATAAAGCAGAATTATGGGAGACTACTGTAGATAATGCTAAAACTGCAAGATGCTCCAACTGCTCAGCTTTTAAGCAAAAACCCGCTACATTAAAGAAGATCGCAAAAGCAATTGGAGAAAACGGAGAAAAAATAGTAAAACAATCTAATATAGGATTTTGTGAATTCTTCTGGTTTAAATGTGCCGGAGCAAGAACATGCGATGCCTGGGTTGGAGGAGGACCACTGAAGTAATGGCTAGTATATCACTCTTTAAAATAATCAGAGAAGTAATAAACAGTAGTATAATAATATGCGATAACTGCGGCTGGAGTTGGAACATAGTAGATGGAGGAGATGATTTGTATATATGTCATAAATGTAACCACGATAATACACCTCAAGCACTAGAGAATTTTAAAGACGGGAAGAAGAAAGGAAAATCAAAACCAGGTAGAGTTAAAAAATCAGGAGCAAGCTGCAAAGGCTCGGTAACAGACTTAAGAGCAAAAGCTAAGAAGTACGGTGGAGAAAAAGGTAAGATGTACCACTGGTGTGCTAATATGAGAAGCGGTAAAAAATGAAAATAGCAGAAAATAAACTAGACAAAGAGCCGTGGTTCTCCAACCCAGTAGAAAATACAGACATACTAAAAGATACGAACTGCGTCGACTTATTTGATCAGAACGGATATCACCTGACTAGAGCTGAACAAGCTTACCTACCTTACAACGGATATAAACCGATTGAAAGAAGACACGAAGATTGCTTACGGTATGATTGGCTAACATGGGATAAAAAATCAGGAGCACACATAAACCATTCCGACTTATTCGAGAGAAAAGGATTCAACGGTCGTGCAAGAGAACAGTTACTTGCTTTCGCAAGTACAAACCCTATGTTATATAAATTAGTTAAGATGAAACCAAAGTGGGGCATAGATATATCCATTGACTACGTTTCTGCAACCTCGGTATTTGAAGTTTTTCACTACGAGTGGGATTCTTTTGAATACGAAAAAGTACTAAAGAAGAAGCAAGAGATAGAAGAGTTTGTAATAAACCAGGATTGGGATGATATTGCTGAAACTTTATGGAGAAAGAAAAGTGAATGGTATAATTTAGATTTCTTTGAACAAACTAAATGGAGAACAGACTACTTCGGATTATCACCAGAAAACTTTAAAAACGTTATTTGGGAAGAATAATCTATTTATTTATATAGTTAAATTAACAAAATAATGACATACAAGGAAATAAAAACTCGCCTCACTAAATGCGAACTAGCACTTAAGAGAGTAGAACAAGAAAAAAGCACTAGTAATTCTATTGAACTTAAAAGATCTTTAGAAGAGAAGATAGGTATGCTAAAAGAAAATTTAACAAAACACCTAAAAACTGAAATGAACAATAAAGGAACAGACGGTACAGTAACTACTGACGACGAAGGCGAAGCAGCAGACTTAGCTAAAAAAGGAGTAAATGTACAACTCACGAAAGAGAACGAAGGAATGGAATTCTCAGTAGAAGAGACTAGAACTATCGCTAAAGAAGTAGCTAAGTCATTACTAGCTGCTTTGAGAGAGGTAGGAGACGAAGTATCATCAGGTAAGATTAAAAATATAAACCCTAACTCATTTGATATTTTTGTACAGTATAAGAATAATTTTGAAGATGAATTTACATTCGATATAAAAGAAGATACTCTACAACTGATAGATTTTTCTTTCACTAAACCAGTAGGAGAAGTAGGAGTTAAACCTTCCGGAGAAGCTATTGTACATAAAGACGTTATAACTGCAAACCTAGTAAAGCATTTTCAAGCACTAAACGAACAAGAATACGCTAAAGATATAGAGGTACAGGCAGACGAAGAAGAGGAGTACCAAAAACTAAGGAATAGACAGAACGACGAGATGAATGAAGCACCTTATCAAACAGCATATATTAAAGTACCATCAACCGACTACAAAAACGCTATGTCTATATTAGATGCTAATATAGACCCAACTTACGTTAAGATGGATATAGTAGATAACGATGGAGATGGAAACGTAATTATATACTTTACCTTCAGAGATACAAGCTCAGATCAAGTAGAAGACTTTCAAGAAGATCCACAAACCTTCGTACACGACGCTGCAATGGACTTAATAGCAAACGGTATAAGAATAACAGACACATCAGCAAACCTACACGAAGGTAAGCAGACAGAAGCTGAACTAAAAGATAAGTGGAGAGAGTGGAATAAAAAACACCCACTAGATCAAGTTGACTGGAATGAATATAGAGAAGAGCATGAAGATGAACTTGCGAACGAATCAGTAAAAGAAAACGGCCCAATGTATGGTTCTCAAAATAGACAGTATAGTGAAAGTGATGAAATTAAAAGAATAGGAGAGATAGACGATCTTTTAATGTACACTGATAATCAAGAAGCATTTAATGCCTGGGATAGAGCAGCAAATACATACCTAGGGAGAGGAGATGCACAATACTGGGCAGATTTGGATCCTCAAGAATTAGAATTAGCTATAGATGATGGAGAGGATATAATACGCAAATACAACTTAGAAGAAATGAATGAGCAAGACAACGACAGACAGAAGTACCTACAGATCTTAGATATGTACAAGAAAGCAAGTAGGTTAGATAGAGAAGCTATGAAACCTAAATTAGAAAAAGCTGCAAACCAACTAGGAATTGAGTTGCAATTAAACGAACAAGGAGAGATAGAAAGAGCTGACCTAGATGTAGGACACCAAGATGATGAACCTAACATGCTTAAAAAAGACATTTACGATATAGCAGTATATGCAGCTAAGTTGTACAAACAATTAGATAAGTACGATCAAATGGATGGAGAAGTTGATTTTCCACATTGGTGGCAAGGAAAGGTAATTAAAGCAAGAGAATTTATGTCTTCTGCACAACATTACCTAGAAGCAGAAGAAAAACAACCTCTAATAGATCAACTAGCATTAGAAGGTAAACAACAAACAAAAGTAATAAAAGAAGGGACAGAACTATACGATTCTCCAACTTTTACTTTTAAAAGATTCTCCGGAGGTGCAGCAGGACCGATGCTACAGGTAACAGCAAGAGATCCACTAAAAGGAGACTACAAGTATATAGTAATCCCTCCTGAAAATTTAAAAGAGTTTGCAAAAGCATCACAGATAGTATCACAAGAATTTGGAGACATGTCAAGACAATTACCTGTCAACGAAGATAAAGATACTAACACTACTGAATCAGCACCAGGATACACCCACGACTGCGCAGCACACGTAGTACACGAACAATACGGACACGGTATATGTTTAGAAGGACAGCATACATTGGTTAAAGAAGGGAGTAAACACGTTGTAACGCATTACGACGTATTCTTCAAAGAAGGAAGTAAACACATTAAAGATATACCAGTCAACGAACTTAAAGTAGTTACAATGACAGAACACTGGCATAAAGATTACAAAAAGAAAAAGAAAAAGTAAAAGTAAATAGTACTTGTATATACCGGTATAATTTCGTATATTTAGAATATAGAAACAATATGAAAGTAAATAAAAGACAGTTTAAAAAGATTGTAGAACAAGCCTACATATCACTACTTAAGGAAGAAGGAGAACCAAAACCGGAAGATCCAATAGGAGACGAAGAAGCAGGACCAGAGACAGTACTAGAAGATGCTACAGATACAATGCTTGAAAAGTTCCCTACCCTTAAAGTAACTTTAATTAAGTTAATGACTAGAGATTATAAGGAGTTTATGGATACAATAGATTGGGTATCCCCTAAACCAACTACCTTCAGAGTAAACCTAGTAAACGGACAAGACTTTACTTTAAAATGGTCAGGAACTAACTTCTACGCTAAAATACTAGGTAAAAAATACTACTTAGGAAAAGTAGATGAATTTCAACAAGCTTTAGACAAGCTAGCTCGCCTATATCAAGAAGCACCCCTTAAAGGAGCAGGAGAAGAAGAAGCAGGAGAAGGAGGAGAAGCTGATTTCGGAGGCGGCGAAGGAGGAGACTTCCCTGGCGGTGAAGGAGGTGGAGAAGACGCAGCATTTACCGAGCCAGAAGGAGGCGGTGGAGAAGAAGGAGGAGCTGACTTAGGAGGAGAAGAAATAGATTTTGAAGCAGGAGAAGAGCCAGAAGCATAAGCACATATGAAACTATCAGACATACTTAAAGAAGAGCTGCCTTTCGGAAACGAACCAACAGAAGCAAGAGAAGTAACAGAACTAGCTCCTAAAATAAACAGTGCAATAACAAGTATTGACGATAGTATGAGCTATACTCACTTTGCACAAGCAGTTGCTAAGGTAGTGAGAGATGAATACGGAAGTCACTTGTACGGTAAATTCGCTAAAGAACTAATCGACAATTTAAAGTAAAAATGAACACAATAGATAAAGTTTTATTAGAATGGTCACTTAAGACCGATAAAGGGTATCCTGATGTTAATTCAAAAGAGGATATGGATTTATTTGAATCTATGTTTGGCTTTAAATTAAATGAAGAAAAACAGGAAAGACAGAAAGTAACGATTGAAGATTTACTACAATTACTTAGTAGTAAGAAGTCGTCACTAGACAGTGATTTTATTGAAAAACTATACCATACAGTTAGCAATAAAGGATTAAAATTAGGCACGATAATCACAGATAGATTAGATACTAAAGGACTATCTGTTGCTAAGAACGAACTATTTAGTATTATTGATAAGTACCCTGGAATGGAGAAAAAAATAAAAGACTTCTTTAATGATAAATCAAGACAACTTAGTATATCGGATATAAAGTCATCTGAAGATATAGTAGGCTTAGCTGCTAGTAAAACAAAACTGCCTAGTGGATTTATAGAAGAACTTATAAATGCAGGAAGAGCATCAGAAGGCGGAAAAGGAGTAGGTGGTGGAGAGGCTTTTCTAGCTGTATTAGGAAGAGATGGTAAAAAATTGAAAGTCGGAGATGTATCAATAGATGGAAAAGAAATAGAAGTAAAAGGGAAGGGTGGTAGATTAATCGGAAGAGGTGAAAGTTTATCTGAGTTTTATAAAGATCTAGCAAACATAGATCAAAACATATCACAAGGTGGAGAAGGTGCAAGCGGATATATAAAAAATATATTCAATAAATATGAAAAAACATCCTCAGAGGACTCAATTAAAAAAGATCTAATGACTGTATTAGATAAACATTTCCCAGGCTCAAATAAAGTTGATTTAGCATCAAGAGAGTCCGTAAAAAATAGAATGCTTGAATGGTATGTTAATTTCTTTTTTAACAATGAAGCAAAGAATGTTGATTATATAGGTGTTTTTATGGACGGTAAATTTAAGCTACATAGTAAACAAGAGTTTAAAGAAGCGATACTTAATAGAAAGATAACAACACAGAATTTCTCAAAAACTAATAAATCTCCACAACTAATAGGTATTAACTAACACCCACTTCTTTTATTATACACAAGCTATTTATATAAAATAGTTATAGAATGGCACAAGACATAAAAAAGATTATAGCACAAGAGTATTTAAAATGTGCTAAAGATCCGGCTTACTTCATGAGGAAGTACTGCTATATTCAACACCCTACAAGAGGTAGAATATTATTCAGTCTATACCCTTTCCAATCAGAAGTACTACATTTATTTAAAGATAATCAATTTATTATTACCCTCAAGTCAAGACAGCTAGGTATCTCTACTTTAGCTGCTGCTTACAGTTTATGGTTGATGCTCTTTCATAAAGACAAAAACGTACTAGCACTAGCAACTACACAAGCTACAGCAAGAAACTTAGTCTCTAAAACTATGTTTATGTATGACCAATTACCTAAATGGTTGAAGCTACCGGCTAAAGAAAAGAATAAACTATCACTTAGACTTAAAAACGGATCAAAAATAACAGCTAAGTCATCTAACGCAGATGCCGCTAGATCTGAAGCTGTATCCCTATTGCTAATAGATGAAGCAGCGTTTATAGATAACATTGACGAAACTTTTACTGCTGCACAGCAGACACTTGCAACCGGTGGACAATGTATGGCTCTGTCTACTCCTAACGGAATCGGTAACTGGTTCCACCAGACATGGGAGAGAGCAGAAACAGGAGAGAATTCCTTTTTACCGGTAAGACTGCCATGGACAGTTCATCCTGAAAGAAATCAAGTATGGAGAGACCAGCAAGATAGAGACTTAGGGATAAGAATGGCAGGACAGGAATGTGACTGTGATTTCTTAGCTTCTGGAGAAACAGTATTCGAACCAGAAGACTTACTATTCTACGAGCAGACA